AACACAAAATAGTGCGATTAAAGTTTTATTCATAACTTCTCCTATATGTTGTGAAAAAACGACAACTGTTGTAAAGTTGTCGTAAGTTATTTATCTAACCAAGAATCCCTGTCGGGGTGGGTTTAGTTCCCCATCAGCATCATCATAACTCTCAATCCATGTGTAATCCCTGTATTTCGGGTCTCTTATCATTGTGTAGTTATCCGCAAATACAGGCACCATCTCATCATAATCCGGATCTGGATTCGGCCGTAAATGAACCTCAATAATATTTTCTTCAATCATTTCCACGTTAATTATACCAACATCGGATAGTTGCCAAAAGAAATGCGGCAATTCAAATTCAACATCTTTAGGATCCCATCGTACCCATCTTTGAAATCTTTGAGGTGATAACTGTATACCTTGATGGCATCTAATCGGTTTCCAAAATGGCGGACCGTTAGGTTGCCATTCATAGTCTATTGATAAATGCGTTCCTTCAAAATATTCACACCAAAAGTATCCTGGTATTGTTAAGTCTTGTGTTGGGCTTAGTTTTGTTTTTCTGGCACCAACACCCATACCTGATAGATTGTAAATAGGTTTAATAAAGTATTCCTTTTCTTCTGGGACACTTACACTTGCCGGACCGCAGTTATAACCAAACTGTTCTGCCAGCCAAAGTTTATTGAACCACTTATGGTGTTGTGGATATTTTATCCAAGCTTCATCGTCATGCAATGCCTACCTTCTCCGTAAAATTGTCGTACCATTCATCCATAATAGTTTGCAATTTTTCTACATAGTCGGCAGTTTTCTTTTCAAACAGGTTGACCTGACCATCTTCGGCAACCATCATAATAACAATATCATCAACACTTACACCTAGGTGTTCTTCATACATTGACGCATATGCAGTACATTGGACAAAATAGTCCTCAATCCATTCTTCCTTCTTCATCGTGGTAGTAGTCTTGAAGTCAACTACTGCCAACGAATCACCGTATGTTCCAATAAGATCACAACGACCAGCAACTCCAAATCGTTCAGAGTACATTGGTTGCTCCATAAGCATTACGTTGTTGATCTTGTCATCCAGAAATGGTTTCATTTCTTTGAACATACAATAGGACAGAAAGTTTCTTGTCTTGTGATCTTCTTCCAGTTTCGTATCAAACTCAGTTCTGGTAATCGTAAAGTAGTCCTCGCAAATATTGTGAAATGCCGTACCTCTACGTGCAGCCTTCCGACTGATAATATTTGCTTGTTCTTCACCAACACGGTCTTTCCACTGTTGGAGACCATGAGTCTTACCAGGTTGCTGACCGATAACTGTAGTTATTGATGGGTATTTCTGACCAGACGGAGTTGTGTAAAACCTACACCCATTGATAGTCTCCGATTTCAGTTCTGGCCATTTGTAATTTTCTGTGTTCATAATATATAGTATACTTCAATTTAGGCTATAAGTCAAGGGTTATCTCGGACTCCCATATTTTGTTTGGCGATTAGATAACTTCTTACTAACCCACTTCGGATGATATCGCCGATACCGAAAGTGATAACTGAAAACTCATCCATATCTTCTAGAATATTGGAGAACTGGCGATAACCATCTCGGTCGCCATTGTTTTTCTTGAGGTCTGTTTGTGCATCATCACCAGAGAACATAACCTTAGAATCCTGTCCTGTACGAGTAATGATAGTGTCAAGTTCATGGAACAACATATTCTGTGCCTCGTCTACTACAATAATAGATCGGTCAAATGTCTGTCCACGAAGAAATGACGTTGAATAGAATTCAAGACTGCCCTGTCCTATGAGTTTGTCATACAACATTTGAAACTCTTGCTCGTTAGGCATCTGGAATAGATAACGAACAAGAATACGATAGGGGTCTTGATATAGATTGGACTTCTCGTCCAATGTACCAGGTAGAAAACCAATGTCCCTAGAAGGTAATAAACTTCTGATTAATACAACTTTATCATAGGGTGTTTCCTTTTGTAAAACTTCCTTTAGTGCAAGGTGTAATAGTATAAAGGTTTTACCCGTTCCGGCGGCACCAGTCAAAAACAAATTCCTTCCCTTACCGTACTCCTCAAAGGCAGTACCCTGTGCAGGTCCGACTGGTTCGATTGTAACTAAGTTGTTGGTGTTAATATACATCTTTCTATGTCTGCTCAAGTTAGTGAGGTCTCCAAGTTAGTGTTTCTAATATTTATTATACATCTATCGCACTATGTGGATTATTAGCTTTGATTCTTCGCAGAACATCTTTCCAACCATCACTAGTTCCATGACCACCGCCATGTCCTGACATATCTCTACCCGAAATAATAGAGTTGGGATTTGGGACGAAAACCGTGGTCCATCCCTCTCCCTTTAGTCTCTCCATTTCGGAGATGGTACAAGCAATATCATGCTCGGCACCATCGGTATCTTTCATTCGGTACTGTGGCATTATCGTTGAATCTGCCAAGAGCCATCTGCCATACGACAGGCTCGTCCGTATGCCTGTTGAGACTGACCACCGATCATCACGGTTTGTGTAAACTCACGGCAAGGTGTGCCGTTAGATGCCACAACTGTTCGTGTTGGTATTGTGTATCCACTGTTACCAGTGTTAGGATTACGCCAAGAACTGGACTGGTTGTCAGGTGCACGTTCAAGTGCAGTCTGGAAACTCTGACCCATCATAAGACGGTCACGTTCATCCAACTGCTGGCCAATCTGATTGCCCAACATAGCACCAAGACCAATGCCGAGAAGTGTCCAGATTTCTTTGTTACTTGAATTCTGTCCAAGGCCATAAGCAAGTCCACCACCCAAGAGAGCACCAGCAGCGGATCCAGTGTCCTGTTTAGAATATGTACCTGCACACCCAGTCAAAAGAGCTGACGAAGCTACGATTGCAATTGCTAAATGTTTCATTTTATTCCTCTTTGTAAAATATATGATTACCTATTATGGCTGTCTGATTCATACTATCTACCCAGTAAGGCTCTACACTTGTATTATGATAGTGTGTGGCCCCATTGGTAACATCATCTTCAACCATTGCCATAACCGCATAAAAAACTGACTTCATCCAAGCCAGGCGGTTCAATTTATTACCCACATTTATTCTATCACTCTTGCCGTCGTGGGTCCAACTAAACTGTTTATCTTGCCAAACAACACCGCAGATACTATCTGGCCATTTATGACTATCTACTCTATTTAGAACAACCTGAGTAACTGCCAACTGACCTAAGTCTGGTTCACCTCTACTCTCAAAGTAGACATTCTGTGCGGCACAATAGAGTTCATCTCTATTCACATTGGCCGCATCGTCAAACCCTGCTTTCGTTAGCATAGGTGAGATCACTGTCATTACAGCAAATAAAATTGATACTGAAGGTTCCATTATTTCTCCAAGTCGTGACTTTCGTTAGGTTGGTAGTCAGTCGGTATACCTTTGTCTTGTGGATCGAATGTCTGAACGCCAACGTGTTCGATATTCAAGTGATGCACAAAGATAATCAACTGTCTTTCTTCTAACTCCATCGAATGTAATTGTCTAGCACAGATATGTGACCAAGATTTGAGACTAGTGTAATAGTCACCAGGTTCTCTTTCAAACCAAGCTCTCTTGGGACATTTCTCTGCCAAGTTTTCGGCAATTTGTCTCACTTGCCAATCTGCCCATCTACCCTCAGCCATTAATGATCGCCTCACATTCGCCATATGGAGCTTTGCAAATTGGACAATGATCTGTAAACAAGAATTTACAGTCCTCTTGTTTTGCATCTCTGTATGACCCACCGTGTTCAAGGTCAATCACTTGTTTTCTTAAACACTTGACTTGAACCTCAAGGGACTCTACTCTCTTAACAAACTCTGAGAACATTTCTTCTACAGCATTTAGTCCGTACTTGTATTTCATCAGACACACCCTTCCCACTTGTCATAAAGTTTAGTTTCTAAACGATAGGCCTCGCGTTCCCAAGGCATATCATCATAGGCCATATGCAGTTTGTATCGTTTAGTTTTCCACTGCACTGTTTCATCTTCATAGTCATATAGTTCGCCTTTGACAAACTGTTTTAGATGAATACATTCATGGGCAATCCATGTGAGTATCTGTCTAAAGTCATGTTCGGTAGATGCGTCGATCTCAATCTCAAACTCGCGAGGTTTATCAACGTCATCCATGATCTGACAAAAACCATAGGCCCCTGTTTTATTCTTTAAGTTTCTTGTTAGTTTAATATCTAAGGTGATATGTCTTGCGAATCTACCACCGACCAAATCATACACATAGAAGTAAGCAGCACTAGTAATATCTTCTACTAACTTCTTATTCTGTGTTCTGTAACCTTCAATGTACAGGTTCATTTTCTTCTATTCTATCGAAAACGTATTGAAGTACAGGACCAGGAGTTCTATCTTGTCCAGGCAACACTGTAGTTTTACTGTGCTGCTGAATAATCTCCCGA